CATCTTCTCCGAGGACTTATCCACCGCTATGACTATCGGTCGCCGCCTCATGACGGGGCTGTACGCCTCAAAAAGGCTCCTGAAAGACGGAGAAGCGCCGGTCATGGTGAACCGCTCCAACTCGCTGAATGACGGCGCAGACGCGCTAAAAACAGGTCAGCTGACGGTGGAAGCGACATACGGCATCATCGTCTATAAGCCGACCTCGGACACAATAGACCACTTCAATTACTGAAAGGAGTTCCCCCTATGGAGAACAAAGCTATTCCCGCCACCGTGGTGAACGCTGCCAGACCCGTCGAAGCTGTGTATACTGCGGAAGAACTCGCGGAAAATCATAACGCTTTTAATGCCTCTTACGGGATCGTCGCCACAGCCCTCCGCCAGGCGGGCATAGAAAAGGCAACCTTCTCGGAGGCTCAAAGAATAATCGAAAAATTCAAGAATAAGGAGGTCAAGTAAAATATGGCCGTATTCTACAATGTTGGCGAGAATAAGACTCGCCCCGGTGTTTACCAGCGCCACGTGAATACCTCAGTCGTTGCGCCTGTGAGCTCGCAGGACGGCATTTGTGCCATCCCCGTACAGGCGTCGTGGGGTCCTCTTGGAAAGGTGCTGGCTAACGCAAACACCCTCGACCTGATAAGAAACTATGGTACCGGCTCATATGGTTCCGGCTATACCGTACCCGCCGCAGCTGCTATGTTTGACGGCGGTGCCTCCGTTGTGTACACCTACCGCATGGGTACCGGCGGCAAAAAGGCATCCATCTCACTCGCAGAGGGTCTGACCGCGACAGCGAAGTATCCCGGCACTATGGCAATCAGCGTGTCGGTACAGACCAAGATTGGCGATGACACCCAGAAGCGTCTGCAGGTCTATGCAGATACCACTCTTGTTGAAGCATTCGACTTCGCTGCCGATGGCAAGGCTGAGGGCGACAATCTGGTCGCAGCAGCAAAGAACTCCACCTACCTCGACATTGCGGGTGCCGCGGCAACCATCCCCACACTGGCTGTAGCTTCCGGCGCTCTCACCGGCGGCGAGAACCCTACGGTCACGGTAAACGACTACTCCACTGCATTCAATGCATTCGAGACCTACTACTACAACACTATCGCCATCGACGTGGACGATGACGAGAATCTGTCCTTGAGCCTTCTGCTCCAGGCATACCTCGATAACGCGTATAAGATGGGCAAGCTGGCTATCGCTGTTGTCGGCGAGAAGACTACCGTCGCATTCGCGGATCGCTGCGCACATGCTAAGGCATTTAATGACGCTAAGGTCGTATACCTCGGCGGCGGCTTCAAGGCAGGCACCGAGAACAAGGACGGCGTCATGGCAATCTGCTACACTGCAGGCGTTATCGCGTCCACTCCTTCCAATCGCGGCATAACCCATACCGCGATAAGCGGTGCAACCGAGCTGTGCGAATATCTGACGTTCTCGCAGTACGAGCAGGCCATTACCTCGGGTATGCTGATGCTGTCCATGTCTACTTCCGGAGTTATCTGGTATGACACGGGCATCAATACGCTCGTCAATCCCGAGCCCGGCACACAGGACGATGGCTGGAAGAAGATACGCCGCGTTAAGGTTCGCTTTGAACTTATCGACCGTCTGGACCGCGCTCTTTCCCCCAAGGTCGGCAAGGTATCCGCAAACACGGACGGTATCGCAGACGTTATCCAGACCGCACAGCGCGTCCTCGACCAGATGGCCAACACCGAAGGTAAACTGTCGCCCGGTGCATCGTTTACCGAGGACCCCGCTAACCCCTACGCCGGCGATTCTGCATGGTTCATCATCCAGGCTGACGACATAGACAGCCTTGAGAAAATCTACCTGCAGTATCAGTTCCGATACAGCCAGAATTCATAAGGAGGTGTGACATATGCCTAAAAATCAAACCCTCAATACCGTAGAGCTTATGACCGGTAAAGACGGATGCCTCATGGTTGAAGTCAACGGCGTGAATACGCCCCTGCTCGAAGTGGCTAACTATTCCGTTGTGATGAACTTCACAACCGTAGAGAAGCAGTATGTCGGCGATCCCGTTATCAAGCGCGTACCGACAGGCGTGTCTTTCGACCTGACCTTTACGGAAAGTGTCGTTCGCGACGACGTGTTTATTGCGCCTATACTGGAGCAGCTTCAGGAAGGCAAATTCCCGGTCTACAACTTCCAGGGCGTGGCTAACAAGCCCGACGGGCAGGAACAGCGCATCACCTACAACAACGCTGTCCCCAACGGTACCATCGGACTCCAGACCCTCACGCCGGGCGAAGTCATAGAGAGAGAGATGGCATTTGCGCTGAACGAAGTGCCTAAATTCATCAGCTCCCTCGCATCCACTTATCTCAACTCACTCTAACCCACACACATATGAGGCCACTAACAAGTGGCCTCCCCCGAATGGGGGCACAAATCAAGGAGGATAAAAAATGAAAGCTAACACAAATGACACCGAAAAGACATCCGTCACAGGTCTTGACCAGGCATCCAACCGCAAGGAAGCAGAGTATGACCTTGTTACAGCGCTGCTGGAAGCAGCAGAGTATAAGACCTCGGAAGACAACATTACCGAAGTAGAAATCAAGAGGAACGGCAAGTATCTGTTCACGGTGCATGTGCATCCCGTCAGCGACCAGGACAGCCGCTTCGCTCGTAAAAGCGAGAACACATATACGGCGCACCCTAAGGGAGAAAAACTCCCTCTGTGTGAAATGGAGTTTGATACAACAAAATACATATCATGGCTTATTTATCTCGCCACCACCGAGGAAGACCAGCAGAACATCTGGGGCAATCCCGCCCTTATGAAAAAGTTCGGTCTGTCCTTGCCCGTTGAGAGCATCGACCTTCTCCTGAAAATCGGTGAAAAGTCGAAACTGGCTGATACCGTTATGGAAATCAGCGGAATCGACGACGAAGACGGCGGCGATGACGAAGAAGAAAAGAACATGGATGAGACCGAATACGCAAAAAACTAATCCGTGAATCCGATCTGGCGTATACCCTCCACGTTGCCTTCCAAAACAACGGGATAGAACCGGGCATTTTAATGGGGCTCCGCACTCGTAATGACTTAATCCCTCATGGGGAGCGGAGCTTCATAATGGCCTCGACCCTTGTAGCTTTGGAAGACGGTGATACGCCGGTGAAGATTCGAAACATAGTCAAGAAGAACAGCAAAGGAGGCGGTACGAATGGCGCGTAAGGTTGTAATAGATGTAGAGGCAAGATTCCAAGACAATATAACAGACGATGCCCAGACTGCCTCCGAAGCTGTCGGAGACATTGGCGAGGAAGCGAAAAAAGCCGCAAAAGAAACGGACAGACTCGGCAAGAAGAAGGCGCGACCCCACTTTGACGTTGAGGACAGTAAGTTCGTTAAAAAAATGCGAGATGCTGAAGCCAAGGCAAAAGCCTTCGCTAAGTCGAAATTTTCTGCATTCTTTGATGCAAAAGACAAGGCTTCCTCGGTCATTGGAAATATTGTGGCCAAAGCCAAGAACTTCGCAGGAAAGTCATGGTCTGCGATTATTGCGGCGAAAGACAAAGCATCATCAATCCTGTCTAAGGTCACTACGCTCGCGAAGGGGATAGCCGGGAAGACGTGGCAAGCAATCGTCAAAATCAAAGACTATGCCCTAACGCCGCTCAATAAAATCAAAAACGCCCTATTCAATATAAAGACCCTCGCAGCTGCAGTATTTGCGGGCGTTGCAACAAAGCAGCTCGTAATGAACCCCATCAATCTCGCTGACGCTTACTCCAGCGCACAGATAGGCTTCTCCACTCTGCTCGGAGAGAAGGGCGGACAGGAGATGATGGACCAAATCGACGCCTTCGCTAAAGCGACGCCGTTTAAGACTTCCGGAGTTATCTCGAATGTTCAAAAGATGATGGCTTACGGTTGGGATACCGATAGAATCATCAAGGACATGGATACCATCGGTGACGCGGCTGCGGCGACAGGTAAGGGCGATGCGGGTCTTGAATCCATTGTCTATGCATTGTCCGAAATCAGGTCAAAAGGTAAATTGAGCACGCAAGAGCTCAACCAACTGGCATCTGCAGGTATTAAGGCAAAAGCATACCTCGCGGAAGGTCTCGGATACGGTACGGACGACGCAGGCATGGCCAAGCTGGCCAAAGACCTCGAAAAGGGCGCTATAGGTGCCAACCAAGCCATAGACCTTATCCTTCAAGGTATGGAAGAATTCGACGGAATGATGGACAAGACAGCCAACGAGACCGTCGAGGGTCTGTGGTCGCAAATTCAAGATACTTTTGAAATCAACATTCTCCGTAAATGGGGACAGGGTCTCCAGGACGGTGCAAAGCGCGGTCTTGGGTCTATTGTGTCACTCCTCGATACTGCTGATACAGCTCTGGCAGAGTTCGGCGACACTATCTATGGAGTCGGTAAGGCTCTGTCTAATTGGGCTGCCGACAAACTGGAAAAGGCAGTCAAGACCATTAAAGAAGTTACAAATACAGACGTATTCAAAAACGCAGGTCTCGGCGGAAAAGTCAAAATCCTCTGGGATGAGGTTATCGCTGAGCCGCTATCTGCGTGGTGGAATTCCACCGGTAAAAAGAAAGTGGCAGAAATAGCAAGTAGCCTGGGCAAGACGCTCGGTACCGGCATCACCGGCGGATTATTAGTGCTGCTGGGACTGGATGCTGAAAGTGCTATCGCGGATGGCGTGTCTATAGGAGGCTCGTTCATGGAGGGCTTCCTGGAGGGATTCGATACCGAGAAGATCACTAAAGCCTTGTCGGATTGGGTCTCAAACAATAAGGGACTTGCCACCGTGCTCGGCTCTGTCCTTGCCTTCAAATTGGCCTCGGGCGTCGGCAACTTTGTCGGAAACATAAAAAACCTATTTCCGGGCAAATCAGGAGGCTCCGGTTCCGGTTCCGGTCTTGGCTCGTATGCGACCGCCACCATGGACGTGACCGCTGGTGTCGTGAATGTATACGGAAGCAAGATGAATAGACCATCAGACATCGTTGATAACGCGACCGATGCCTATCAAACGTACAAGACTGCGCAGGTGGCAAACAAAACAAAGAAACTTCTCACCGCAGGGGACAAAGTAGATGATGTCGTTGACGGCACAAAACTTCTCACTGCAGGAAACAAAGTGGATGATGTCGTTGACGGTGCAAAGCTCATCGGAAGCGCCGATGATGCCGTTGACATGGCAAAATTGTTCAAGGGCGCAGGTACGGCAAAAAAATTATATACATACACCGATGCTGCAGGTGATGTGATTGGGACCACATCTAAGTTCAAAGCATTTACGGGAAAAGCCGGGTCTGCCGTGGCGAAGATGTTCCCGAAAGCCTCAAAATTCGCAACCAAAGCCGCTCCGTGGCTGGCTGCCCTCGACTTCGCCATCGACGGCGTTTCAGGCTATACAAAAGCCAAACGCGAAGGTGATAGCACAGGACAATCTGTCGGCAAAGGCGTCGTCAAGAGCCTTGCGGGTGATTATGAAGCCACCGGAGTCGGCGGAAGAATATGGAGTACCGCAAGCAACATGCTCAAGGGAGCCGGATTCGGTTTGGCTGTAGGCGGACCAATCGGCGCGATTATTGGTGCCGGTGCCGGTTTGTCGACAAACGTCGGCGCTCAACTTGCAAACAGTAACGCCCCAGAGGGTGTCAAAAAAGCTGTTAGCATAATAGACCCTATCGCCGGACTTACCATGGCTGCCACCGAGGCGGCGGAAGACCCGAAGGCATTCAAAGAAAAGATGTCCAAACTGTTCAAAGAAACGATTCCCGAGAAATGGAACGGTTTTTGGAACAAAGTCGGCGGCTTTTTCACGGAAACAATCCCCACAGCATGGGACACCCTCACGGAAAAAGTATCAAATTTCTTCACCGAAACAATACCGAGTGCCTGGGATAGCTTCTGGGAATCAGTAGGCACATTCTTCACTGAAACAGTGCCATATGCCCTTGGTTATGCAACGGGTAAGGTGTTGATCTTCTTCACAGAGACAATACCGGATGCGTGGGATAAATTCTGGGGGGCAATCGAGACATTCTTTACAGAAACAGTGCCATACGCTATTGGCTATGTAACGGCCAAGGTGATAAACTTCTTCACCGAAACGCTACCTGCAGCTTGGAACAGCTTCTGGGATGCAATCGGTACGTTCTTCACCGAAACCATTCCCGCGTGGGCTGACACGGTCTGGAATGGTTACGTAGTCCCATTCTTCACCGAAACGTTACCTGCGGCATGGGATAGTTTCTGGGGAGCAATCGGTACGTTCTTTACGGAGACGATTCCTGCCTGGGCTGACACAGTCTGGAATGGTCATATTGTCCCGTTCTTTACAGAGACCATACCGACAGTATGGGACAACTTCTGGGCTGCTATCGGTACGTTCTTTACGGAAACGTTACCCGCGTGGGCTGAATCAACGTGGACCGGACACATCGTCCCGTTCTTCACGGAGACCGTTCCTAATTGGTTTTCAAATCTCTGGGACTCTGTCGTGACCCTCTTCAACGAGGCGGTTGATGGCTTCGTCGAAAATATCTGGACTCCGATTAAAACCTTCTTCACAGATACAATTCCCGGATGGGTAAGTACCGTTTGGGATAAGGTGACAGGCTGGTTCGACAATATCAAAGATAACTTCATGAGCGGCTTGGAGGAGGGCTCCGGCGGCAAGTACGGCGGCAAGAAAGCCCGTGGCGGCATCGTCGGCGGCAGTAGCTCCTTTGAGGCATTCGCCCGTGGCGGTATGATAGATGGCTTCTCCAACGGCGGTATGGTTGCAGGCGGCTCAAGAATAATCAAGGTCGCCGAGGAAGGCAGCCCTGAGATGATAATCCCGCTCAGCCATCAGAGACGCGAGCGCGGCTTGAAGCTCTGGGCAAAAGCCGGACAGATGATGGGTGTTCCCGGATTCGCCCGCGGCGGTATCGTCGGCGGCAACGATGAAGGAATTCGATTCCAGCGTTATGGCTCGGTCGAAAGCGAAGGCGGCAAGAACGTGGTCATTGAAGTCGGAGGCATTAAGGTGGAAATCCACATTGATGCACGTGACGCTGAAAATATTGTAGAAACCATAAAAGCAAAAGCAGCGGAGATCGCTGAGGTCGTAGCTGGAGAGCTGGCCGACGCGCTCGACGGACAGTTTGCAAATACACCCGTTAAAGGAGGAGTGGCATGAACGTAGATATCCACATTTTTCAAAAAAGCGATGTCAGCAAGAGAATACGGATACCCGTGCTGCCTGAAAAAATCTCCGTAAAATTCGGTGACGGGAAATTCGTGGATTATCCGATTATGGGTAGAGGAGATGTGTCAGCCCCAACAGGCGTGGGGCTGGCCACCATCTCCTGGCAGAGTGAATTCCCCGGAGCCTTTCGGACAGACAAGTCCATGCTCCGAGGAGAGTGGAAACCCATAGCAACATACCATAGATGGCTTGAGCGTTGGAAGGAACGCGGCGAGGAGCTCACGCTCATCGTGACAGGGTATCCCATCAACATGGATGTATTCGTATCAGAATACACAGCTGAGCCGTCCGGCGCCTTTGGCGATTTGGTCTATGAAGTAGCGTTCAAGGAATGCAAGACGATTGGAATAACGTCCGAGACCGTCAAAGACTCCAATACCAATACCAATACCGCAACAAAGCGCAGCACAACAAGCACTAAGGTATATACCATCAAATCCGGCGACACTCTCTGGGACATTTCCCGGCGTTATCTTGGCTCGGGTACGTATTGGAAAGCGCTGTACAACGCCAACAGAGTCATTATTGAGAAGACTGCCAAAAGTCGCGGCTATTCTTCCAGTAACAATGGATGGTGGATATTCCCCGGAACGACTATCACCATCCCATAAAGCACGAGAGCAGGTGAAATCGTGAAAGCATCGGCGATAACCCCTCTATACACGGTGTATATCGTGTCAGAGACCAAGAAATACAATGTTTCTGCGGCAATCAGCTCCGTAGACCGCTCCGAGGCAAAAAAAGAACTGGCGCAAAGCGTCACTCTCCAAATTGCCAACGTCAAGGTGGGCGGATCGCAACTGTCAGATTTAATTTCAGCTTGCGACCGCATATACATATACGCAAACGACGGCACGACGAGAGACGAGGTGTTCCGTGGCTATGTCTGGGGCGGTGGAAAACAATCTGCTCTTGAAGAACGCAGCATGACGATTAAAGGCTATGACCATCTAATCTACATGCAAGAGTCCGAAGCCTCGGAATTCTTCGCATCAGGCATGGCGACGGAAGATATCGTCGGTAAGGTATGCCAAGATTGGGGCGTCAAGCTGGAGTACACCTACGACAGCATTACCCATCCCAAGCTTGCGCTCCGAGGAAGCCTGTCGGATATATTGACGTCCGATATACTCGACCCCGTCAAGAAGCAGACCGGCAAGGATTATACCATCATCAGCGATAAAGATGTGATGAAGGTCAAGCGTGTCGGAGATAACAAGACAATCTATCGAATCCTTGAGAAATCGAACGCTATCAGCGCCTCGGCAGAATTCACCATGAATGGCGTGGTCACTAAGGTTGTCATACTCGGCACAGCTGACAGCGAAGACCGAGAACCCGTCGAAGCTGTTGAGAGCGGAAATACGAAGAAGTACGGTACGCTGCAAAAAATCATACGCAGGGATGAGAACACGACCCTTGATGATGCGAAAAAGGAAGCTCGGTATATCATCAAGACCGATGGCGACCCAAAGTGGTCTTATTTGCTCAAAGCCCCGGACATCCCGTGGATTCGCAAGGGAGACATGATGTACGTCAATGCCGGAGACATCAAGAATAAGTACCTCATCGTGGATGATATCGACAGAGTATCGGATACCACAAAGAACGAAATGACGTTGACCCTTTCAATGCCTTAAATTCGCCACGAGAGCGAAGAAAGCGGAGGGGGAGACGAACACCCGACGAACAAAGAAACGCATCACAGCAAGCCCGTGTGAGCGAGACAGGAGGGTTATAGATGGGCAACAACATGAAGCGGCTCGGCAACGTCCTCGCAGGGCGAATGCAAAGCACCGCGAAGAAGAATATACCGACGACGTTAGAACTCGGCAAGATCAACGATGACATGAGTCTATCTGTCGACGGACTGAACAACCGTATCATGCCCAACGATTATATGGTTGACATCAGGCTCACGCACAAAGACTACAAGACCGATGAATCCCTGCTCAACACTCACAGCCATCGAATGCCTTCCGTGTTTCGGAAGCTCAAGGGCGGCGACCGCGTGCTTGTGGCATGGATTGGTTATGAGCCAATCATTGTAGCAATCGTCGTGTCCGGCACGACCGAGACAGAGTAAGGGAGGTACAATATGCCGAACCTTTTCCCGGAAGGATATGAACAACAGGTCGTAACCCTTGAGGATGTCGAGAGGGAGCGGCCGAAAGGATACCGCAACGGTCTCGCATTTGATGAAACCGCAGGAGAATTCAAGTGCGACGGACGCAATAAAATACTTGACAGCGACGGCATTGAAAGCTGGAGGTCATGGTGTATCAACTGTATGCACACGGAGCGCTATAAGCACGCTGCTTATAGCACAGACTTCGGCATTGAGTATGACCTCATATTTGCCGCCGAATCACCCGAGGAGGCCGAGAGCATCCTCATCATACAGATAACCGAGGCATTGCTTGCAGACCCCTATGAGCGTACCGATTACATCGAGGACATCCAGATCGAGTGGACGGCTCCCGATGCTATGAAGGTCCGCGTCATTGTTCACGGTGTGTACGATGCCACCATAGATATAACCGCATACATCACCAAAGGAGGAATATAAATGGCGGACCTTACAACTCCTTCATTTTTGGAAAAATGCAGCCCCGATGATATGCATAGCATAGGCTTGGCTGCTCTCCCGCCTGACATAGACATGAGCGAAGGAGGTCACGCATGGAACCTGACTCGGTCACCCGCGCTGATAGCATCCTTTCTCTGCGAGTACATCTTGCCGAATGTCATAAGTTTAATAAACCCCGAGACTGCCTTTGGTACCTATCTTGATGACCAGGCTAAGATTCGAGCCATGAAGCGTCGAGCGGCGACTGCGGCGTCCGGAGAAATAACCATCACAGGTACTGCAGGCGCAGTCATACCGTCCGGCAGCCTGTTCGTCACATCGACCATCAATAACGAGCCCTCGACCGAATATCGGACAACGGAAGATGTCACGATTCCGGAGTCAGGGAGCATCACGGTCAACATTGAATGCACGAAGACGGGCATCGGAGGGAATACCGCCGCGAACACCATCATCCACGTCGGCAGCAAGCTCACGGGCATTAAGTCTGTGACCAATGAAGCCGTCATCACAGGCGGCACTGAGGAAGAGGACGATGAGTCGCTGCAGGCACGAATCACCGAGTACGACCAATCACTCGGGGACTCATTCGTAGGAAGCCCGTCGGACTATAAGCGGTGGGCAGAGAGCGTCAACGGCGTCGGCGCCGCGGAGGTTATCCCTGCGCAGGACACTTCGGGTCTTGTGACCATCGTGCTTCTTGATGCCAACGGCGATCCCGCCAACGAAAAGCTGCGCGCCGATGTATACAATTACATCATGGCGCCCGACAATCCGAGTGCGAGACTTGCACCGACCAATGCGTCTCTTTCCGTCGTTGCGCCCGAGACCGTCACAGTCGCCATCAAGGCTACAGTCGAGCTTAAAGACGACGCTACCATTGAGTCTGTCAGCGCATCGTTCTTGTCGTTGCTTATGGCATACTTGCCGGAAGCCATGCAGGACGGAGAAATTCGCTATTCCAGAATCACGCGCGAGCTCTCCAAGACAAACGGTGTGTACGACTATGCCAATGTCCAAATCGGCGTGAACAACGAGGGGAATATCACATACGGCACATCTAATATCGCCGTATCAAACACCAAGCTTCCGGTCATTACAGCTGAATGCTTGCTCTTGACCGCAGGCACCGTGTGAGGAGGCGCTCATGAGACAGAGGACTGAGCTATCCACCGCAATTCTGACAAGCCCAACAGCGCAGAAAATGATAGACTTCGTGTCGCCAATCTACGGAGACAGCTATGTGGGACTTTGGCTGTTCCAAGCCAACGGACTCATCCTTGACAAGGTCGTTCAGTACGCTGAAGCGTTGTACAAGGAGACCAACCCGGCAACATCGGTCTTGCTGCTCGATATGTGGGAGCAACACTATGCGCTTCCGAAGGACAGCAGCTTGACGACCGAGCAACGGCAGGCGAGGCTACTGGCAAAGCTTATGTCTCGCGGTCCTTGCAACCCAACAAGACTGGCGGCAGCCATCTCCAGCGCGATAGGAGGTATTGAGGTGCGAATCATTGAGAACGTCGCGCCCAACACCTTCAGAGTCGAGATACAAGACCCGATACCATCAATCGCGCCCGTCGTGGCTGTCCTTGAAAAGAAAAAACCGGCACACCTTATTTACAAACTGCAGGTGGCGCACAGAGTCGTCACCGAGAATGAAATTAAAGTGGCCGTAGCTCTGACCAGAGCAAATATCTACAGAGTGGAGGTGTATCAATAATGGATACATGGGCAAATAGAGCGATTACCAAAAAGGGGCTTGCGCTCCAAGCCAAACTAATCGCCGGCACGAAACTCACCATCACCAGAGCTGTGGCAGGCACGGGGTATGTATCACCCGACGAGCTGCAGGCGCAAACGGCGGTCATCGGAGAAAGACAGACCTTGACCTTTCGTGAATTGACGTATCCGGAAGAGGGAAAATGCGCCC